GGCCTCGCGGCCTCCATGTCGGTAATCCGATCGATCCTCTACGGCTTAACTAACCGTTTATTCCAAAAGGTGGTGAAAACCATGACAACAGGCTCTAGAGTACTTGATGGTCGGTACAATGACTTTTATAACCGGAAGGTTCTTGGCCCTTACTTTTCCAAAACATGGAATGGTGGGGACAGGTCTATCGGCGTCGCTGAACTGACTCTCAAGAAAATAGTTTCTGAAGCACGGCCTAAATCATGGTATAGCTACAAAGAGGAACACTCGCAATATCTGTTTAGTGATAAGCAAGCGAAGAATATCATCGCGCGCCATCACGCTTTGTATGACAGATGGGTGGTAGAGCTTCAGCGCTGGAAGTTCAGCTTGAAAGCTTATAAAGAGTTCAAGGCTACTCAGCGAGCACGGAAGGGTGAACAACATCCTTATACTATGTCGCTCGTTAAAAGCTATACAACTCCAGCCTTCATCGCACGTTGGGACGATCTCAAAAACGCCCCACCTAATCCTGAAAGCCCACTCGGATTTCAAATCTCCGGGCCAAGCCTATGGACTACTAGCGATGATAATGCAACTATTGAGAAGTTTCGTGAGAAACTGACGAACATACAAGGTGGCTTTCATGCTGGAGTCGCAATCGCTGAGCTTGAGAAAACGCTCAGAATGGTTGCGGATACAGCTAAGACACTACGTCGTTTCGGTCAACAGATGCAGAAAGGCAATGTCCCTGGTGCTTTACGCGTTCTTTACAATGGACGCCATAGCGGCAATATACAGGGCTATGCTGGCTTGAGTCGTGGTGCACAACAGTACCTTGCCTACAATTTCGGTTTTAAACCTCTAATCGAAGATATGGACGGAGCTGGCCAGTTTATCGGCTATACTCAGTTTCAAGCTAAGACCATGAGAGTCCGGGTTCGTAGGAAGTTGGAGAGGGATTTTGAAGCACCCGTGTCCCACTGGCAACAGTCAGGACACGTGACCGAATCAATGCAGATTGTGGCGTACCTAACAAGTATGCCTTCTGCACTTGATCTTTCTGGTCTCTTGGATGTTCCCTCGATGTTGTGGGAAAGAACTAGTTTCTCTTTCCTGATCGATTGGTGGGCCCGTATTGGCCCAGCACTCCAAGCCATGCAAATGGCGCGGTTGCTGAGCGGGACCTTCGTTCAAACCAAGGTAAGGCGCGAGGAGACCGGTAGTTTTAGATCCGGAACCGTTTATCGCATCTTAGGAGATTCCTCGTCAAAGTCCACGATTTCTGTGAACAGGACGATTCTCCCTAGCCTTACGGCAAGGATTCCAAACTTGCGTCCGACGTTTCATCCGGATACAAGCGTGCAGTTAAAGCACACTATGGAAGCGATCGCACTTATGGTTGTAAACAAGAAGTCCCTTGTCAAGGGGATGAATTGGTTAAAGCAGGCTTCAGATGGAGTGAAGAACCGGGGTTCCTACACCGAGTGATATCTCCTTTTTCAATACTTTCAAATTGGAGTACGTGATGTCAAACATCGCAAACATCGTTGTCTTTGATGGTGCAGCAACGCCCATCTCCCATACCCTCGTCCCAGTTGAAGTCGTTAAAGACGGCAAGACTGGTGCAATTACGGCGCTGTGGCGCGAGCAGGTGGCTTCATTGCCCACCTACGCTCAAATCACGGCTCGTGCACGTCTGTCAAAGACGAAGCAGTCCGGGGTGTGGAACACCGATTTCCGCGTGGAAGTACCCGTTATGGAATCTGTGTCCGGACAGAATGCTTCTGGCTATACGGCTGCGCCCAAAGTCGCATACACCGATACTACTGGTGTGTACGGCCATTTTCATGAGCGCGGCACGATTGCCGGTCGTAAGCTGTCCCGTCAAATTGCTCTGAACATCGGGAATAATATCTCGACATCAGTTACGCCAGCTTCGGCTGGCGCTCTGGTAGAGCTCTTTGACACCCTCGTCATGCCCACTTAATTCGGGCCACCACTCTCTTTAATAAGGAGTCATATAATGATTGATAGGCGTAATAACAATGCCTGTACTCAATGGTGCAAAGAAACAGATGATGAGGAAACACTCAGATTCGCAGGAATGCTCTCTCAAGTCTTTACAGAGAGAGCGGGAGCGGAAGGCGAAGCGTTATCTAGTGCGATTAAAGATCGTCGCTGGAACGATTTGCTACAGTATGACCCTCCTATATCTATATGTGGCCCAGAATCCTATCGTGCTCTAGCACAAGCAAAAGCTTGCTTTTCGAAGCTTGCTATATTGCCTGCTGGGATTGACACGAAGAAGGCTGCGTTGGAGAAATTCCTTGCAGGAGAACGCCGTTGTGGGATTTACAATCGTATCTTTGATAATCGTGCTTCTGGTCGTATATGTTTCGAACCAGACGTCGAAGCCGTTCTTCATGGCTCCGCACGTAAAATAGCCGAAATCTTAGGCGATGTTCCGGACTTGTGCCGGGTCCCCATTCGGATCTCCGTCGGTGGTGCAACCACTACGACAAGAAAGGTAGATGCAGACCTGCGTAATCTTATAGCAGGATGCTTCGAAGTTAGCGAAGAGATGCTCACCGACTTACCAAAGTTAGGTGATCTGATGAAGGAATTGCCTCACCTTTTCCCTTTTGGGGAAGGCGGGGTAACCCTGAGCGAGCTTTCCGTTTCTGACGGAAGGCTAGCCTTCGTCCGCAAGAATGCTAAAGAAGATCGAGCTATAACCGTCGAGCCACCTCTAAACAAGGTTGTGCAGAACGGATACGGCGACTTGATTCGCGATCGACTAAAGCGTTATGGGTGCGACCTTAAAGATAGCGAGCGTCAATCTGAGCTCGCTCGACTGGGGTCGCTTCACAACAGGATTGCAACTGTTGACCTTACCAATGCTTCTGGCTTGATTTGTAACGGGCTGGTCTTAGACCAGATCCCAGAGCCATGGCTTGATATATTCTATTGGTGTCGCACGGGCACGATTTATAGTGCCGACCTCGGAACCATTAATCTGCAGTCTTTCGCAGGTATGGGCAACGGGATTACCTTTCCACTAGAGACGCTTTTGTTTCAGGCGATCTGTGATTCGGTATGCGACTTAGAACGTATCCAGCACCCGATCTCGTCAGTATATGGCGATGATATATGCATCTCTGTCGAGGCCATACCGCTTCTATTTAGAACTTTTGAAGCGATTGGACTCCAGGTGAACATCGGAAAGACTTTTATCGATGGTCCCTTTAGGGAAGCATGTGGGTCAGATTGGTATTGCGGTTATGACGTTAGGCCGATTTACATTCGTGATCGTATCAGTCCAGAGTTACTTTATTCTCTCCACAACCAATTCGCTGTTAAAGGCGAAGAGGAAGTGTGTGATATGATCCTACGTTACCTCCATTCTATTGGTGATCAAATGCGTCGTGGTCCGAAAGGGCTCGGCGATGGTCATTTACACGTAGATGCTTGGCAGCAACACGCCTTGTATTCAACAAAGGATGGTTGTGGCGGGTGGTACTTTTCCACTTACCGGCACCTGCCTAAGACGAATTTCACTGTTACAGCTTTTGACAGTGTCGTCCCATTGGCTATGACCGATAGTGGTTCCCGAAGTTCTTTGTTAAATATGACCGTTGACTCCGAGCTTGCTCGGAACTATGGTTTATACGAAGATCTTCTCCTTTCTCGGCAGTTTATGCGCCGCGCGAATTACGACAAGAGTCGAAAGATACAGCGAGCACTCAGGGCTAGAATTTTGCCCATGCTCAGACAGTACGCTATCGACTTCGTGGAGCCCTTAACCGGGTTACCAGTCCAGACCCCAAAAGAACGGGGTAGACGCGGTTGGAAGGTAAAGTACCATGATGTAGAAAGGCCTCTCCAGGATCTCCACGTGTTTGGTACGCCCCTGCCGGGGTCACGAGGAGTTGGAGAAACAACGTCG